TCTCGGCTTGCAGGATGCCGAAATGGAAGGGGGGGGCTTTGGCGGGTAGGCCTCGCACTCCTTCAGCCATCAAGGCGATGAGGGGCACCGACCGGGCAGACCGCCGCAACGGCAACGAGCCCGAGCCGGATCTGCTGGATGACCTGGCGCCGCCGGCGCACCTGAGTCCGCGCTCGGCCGCCGTGTGGGACGAGCTCGCGCCGATGCTGCGCAAGATGGGTGTGCTGACCGTGGCCGACAAGCTCGCGCTCGAGATGCTGTGCGACTGCGCCGCCGACTACCGCCTGGCGCGCGAGCAGGCCGAGGGTCAGAAGTTCGTCGCCTACAGCAGCAAGGGCTCGCAGATGCTGAACCAGCTGCACGTGGCGCAGCAGATGTTCCGCAAGGGCGCGTTGGACCTCATGGGCAGGTTTGCCATGGACCCTGCCGCGCGTTCGCGCGTGATGATCGACCCGCAGGGCGACCTCTTCGGCGACAAGCCGCCCGCCGACACCAACGGGCCCGGCCGCTTCTTCGACCAGCCCACGAAGCACTGACGTGTCTGCCGTCATCGAACGCCCCCGGGCAGCACGACGCAAGGCCCCGCGCAGCGCTGCGCAGCCCACGCTGCCAGACCGCGCCACCGACTTTGCGCGCGACGTCGTCGCCGGCAAGATTGTCGCCGGCCCCGGCGTGCGCGATGCCTGCGCGCGCCACCTGCGCGACCTCGACCACGGCCACCTGCGCGGCCTGCACTGGAACCTGCCGGCAGCCGTTGACGGCATCGCCTTCCGTGAAGAGGTGCTGTGCCTCAACGGCGGCGAGTTCGAAGGCCGACCCTTCAAGCTGCTGGGTTGGCAGGCCTTCGTGGTGGGCAGCATTTACGGCTGGAAGCGCGCGGACGGCATGCGTCGGTTCCGCGTCGCCTATGTCGAAACCGGCAAGGGCAGCGGCAAGAGCCCACTGGCCGCCAGCTTCGGCCTGCACGGGCTCACCGCCGACGGATACGCCCGCGCCGAGATCTACGCGGCCGCCACCAAGCGCGATCAGGCCATGATCCTGTTCCGCGACGCCGTGGCCATGTACGACTACAGCCCCGAGCTGCGCAAGCGCCTGGTGCCCAGCGGCGTCGGCGAGAAGGTCTGGAACCTCAGCTACCCCAAGACCGGCAGCTTCTTCCGGCCAATCGCAGCCGACCAAGGACAGAGCGGCCCGCGCCCGCACGTGGCGCTGGTGGACGAATTGCATGAGCACCCCACCAACCACGTGATCGAAATGCTGCGCGCCGGCTTCAAGAGCAACCCGCAGCCACTGCTCTTCGCCATCACCAACAGCGGGCACGACAAGACCAGCCCGTGCGGCCAGTACCACGACTACGCGCTGCAGGTCTGCTCCGGCGTGGTGGACGACGACCAGTTCTTCAGCTTCGTGTGCAACCTCGATGAAGACGACGACCCCTTCACCGACGAATCCTGCTGGGCCAAGGCCAACCCAAGCCTGGCAGAGGCCGATCTGCCGAAGCTCGACTACCTGCGGCAGCAGGTGGTCGAGGCCCGCGGCCTGCCCAGCAAGCAGGCCATCGTGCGCCGGCTCAACTTCTGCCAGTGGACACAAGCCGAGTCTCCATGGCTCAGCCCCAGCGTGTGGATGCCGGCCGCCCGCAAGTACAGCCTGGAGCAGTTCCGCGGGCGGCGCGCCTATGCCGGGCTGGACCTGTCCAGCACACGCGACCTCACCGCTCTGACGCTGGCCATCGAGCCCCGCAGCGCCGACGAGCCCTGGCACATGCTGGCCTGGGCTTGGATGCCGGATGCCGACCTCGCCCAGCGCGAGCTCGACGACAAGGTGCCCTACACCCAGTGGGTGCGGGATGGCCACCTGCTCACCACGCCGGGCCCAGCCATCAAGAAGCTCATGGTGCTGCAGCGCCTGTCTGCGCTGTCCGAGGTGGTGGACATCGCCGCCATCGCCTACGACCGCTGGCGCATCGAAGACCTGCGTGCGCTGGCCGACGACGCCGGCATCGTGCTGCCCGAGCTGGTGGAGTTCGGCCAGGGCTACCGCGACATGGCGCCGGCCATCGAGCAATTCGAAAGCCTGCTGTTGGGCGGCAACATGGTGCACAACGCCAACCCCGTGCTCACCTGGTGCGCGGCCAACGCCGTCATCGTGGAAGACGACGCCGGCAACCGCAAGCTCAGCAAGCGCCGCGCGTCGGGGCGCATCGATTGCGTGCTGGCCGGCATCATGGCCATCGGTGTTGGGGCGCATGCTGACCTCGCCGAAGACCTTGGCGCCTTCCTGGCCGCCCCCGTGGTGGCCTGACCATGGCCTGGTATTCCTCCTTCAGCGGATGGTTCGGCCGCGGCGGCGCCCTGGCCGAGACGACGGGCGAGCAGCATCCCGTGCCTGGCGCGCAGCTGGTGGGCGACACCAAGCCCGTCACGGTGGACTCGGCCATGCAGATCAGCACGATCTGGAACGGCATCGAGCGTCGCGCCAATATCGTCGCCAGCCTGCCGCTGTTCACGTACCAGACCGGCGCCAACGGCCTGAAGGAACTGGCCCGCGCCTCGCGGCTGTACGCGCTGCTGCACGACAGCCCCAACGAGCGCATGACGCCGTTCGAGTTCTGGCGCGCCATGATGATGAACCACGACCTGCGCGGCAACGCCTACGCGCGGATCGAGCGGGATGACCGCGGCGAGGCCCTGGCCCTTTGGCCCATGCCGGCCGACCAGACGCGCGCCATCGTGCTCGACGACGGATCGATGGTCTACGAGTATCGGCTCGGCCAGGACGTGGCCGTGATCGCAGCCGAGAACGTGCTGCACCTGAAGAACCTGGGCAACGGAACCACCGGCCTGGCCAAGCTGGAGTTCATGCAGGCGTCTGTGGACGAGGCGGCCAAGGCGCAGCAGGAGGCCAGCCGCACCTTCGGCAACGGCGGCAAGCCCACGGGCATCCTGATGATCGACCGGGTGCTGAAGAAGGAACAACGCGACGCGCTGAAAGCCAACTTCGCCGAGATGTCCACCGGCAACACCTCGCGCCTGTACGTGCTGGAGGCCGACCTGAAGTACCAGCAGCTCAGCCTCAGCCCCGAGGTGATGCAGTTGCTGGCCACGCGCCAGCACAGCGTGGAGGATCTGTGCCGCTGGGTGGACGTGCCGCCCGTGCTGGTGCACCACGCCAACGTCACCACCTGGGGCAGCGGCATCGAGCAGATCGTCGAGGGCTTCTACAAGCTCACCATGCGACCGCTGTGCGTCAGCATCGAACAGGCCGTGCGCAAGCGGGTGATGACGCCCGCGCAGCGCGCGCGCATGTCGGTCGAGTTCAGCATGGACGCACTGCTGCGCGCCAGCCTGAAGGACCGCGCCGAGCTCTACGCCAAGCTCACGCAGAACGGGCTGAAGACGCGCAACGAGTGCCGCCAGCTCGAGAACGACCCGCCCGACCCGTCACCGCTGGCCAACCAGCTCACCGTTCAGTCCAACCTGGTCCCGCTGTCCATGCTGGGCCGCACGCCCCCCACCGGAGGCCGCAATGCTCTACCTGCGCAAGAACCTCTCGCTCAATGATGTCCGCCTGAAGATGGAGGGCGACAGTGGCCGCTTCAGCGGCTACGCCAGCGTCTTCGGCGGCGAGCACGTGTCCGGCGACATCGTCGTCAAGGGCGCCTTCGACTACACGCTGCGCACGCACGGCAAGCCGAAGATGTATCTGGAGCACGCCTGGGCCAACCCCATGAGCGCGGGCATTGCTTCGCTGCCGATCGGCCTCTATCCCGTCTGCAAGGAAGACGACCACGGCCTGTTCGTCGAAGGCGAGCTGACGCCGGGCATGACGCTCAGCCAGGAAGTGCGCGCCGCGATGAAGCACGGCACGCTGGACGGCCTGAGCGTCGGCGGCTACATCAAGAAGGGCGACTACGACGAGACCGAGAAAGGCCTGGTCATCCGCCGCTGGACGGTGATGAAGGAGATCAGCGTCTGCGTCGACCCGGACGACCCTTCCGCGCGTGTCGATCGCGCGACCGTCAAGGCCCGTGGCGACCTGCTCGCCGCCATCGAAGAGGCCGAAACCATCCGTGAACTCGAGAGCCTGCTGCGGGATGCAGCCGGCCTCAGCAAAGGGGCTGCCACCGCGCTGGTGGCCCGCGTCAAGTCGCTTGCCGTCCAGGGGGATCCTGGCCCGGTGGAAGACGTGGCGATGCAGCACCTGGTCAGCCGCCTGAAGGCGCTGGCCGCTGAAGCGTGAACACCACCACCTCCGTCATCAAGGAAAGCATCATGCGCAAGCACCTCTCCCCCTTCAAGCTGGCCTTCATGGCCGCCCTCTCCCTGCTGGCCGGCGCCGCCGCCGCGTTCGGCCACGCGGAAGCTCTGCTGATCGCGCCCGCCGCTGCGGCCGACTGGGACACCCTGAACAAGCTGCTGGACGGCGTCGAGCGCCGGCTCACCACCATGAGCGAGAAGGCCGATGGCGAGTTCAAGACGCTGGGCAAGGTCAGCCAAGACACCAAGACCGCTCTGGACAACATCGGCACCGAGCAGCGCGAGCTGGCCGACAGGCTGCTGCAGCTCGAGCAGAAGAGCGGCCGCCCGGGCCCGGCCGAAGGCGCCGCCGACGAGAGCTGGGGCGCCCAGGTCATCAAGAGCAAGGGCTACGAAGCCTTTGCCGGCGGCCACGCGCAGAAGATGCGCCTGGAGATCAAAAACACGCTCACCGGCAGCGACACCAACGTGGCGCCCGACCGCAAGCCTGGCGTCGTCGGTGGCGCCTTCCAGCCGCTCACGCTCGAGCAGCTGATCCCGGGCATGCCCACCAGCAGCAACGCCATCGAGTTCACGAAGGAAGCCTCCTTCACGAACAGCGCGGCCGAGGCGGCGGAGGGCGCCGCGAAGGCCGAGTCGGCGCTGACCTGGTCGCTGGTGAACATGCCGATCAGCACCGTGGCGCACTGGATCAAGATCAGCCGCCAGCTGGCTGCCGACAACGTCATGCTCGCCCGCTACGTGGACACCCGCATGCGCTACGGCGTCAACCAGAAGGTCGAGTTGCAGCTCGGCACCGGCAACGGCACCGCGCCCAACATCAGCGGCATCTTCGACAGCGGCAACTTCACCGCCCACGGCTATGCCGACGCCAACCTGGGCAGCACGCTCAAGAAGCTGGTCCTGATCCGCAAGATCATGGCCGACCTGTGGGCCGCCGGCTACCCGGCGGACGCCGTGCTGCTGAACCCGGCCGACTGGGCGCAGATCGAGATCGACTCTCTGACCACCGCCGCCGGCCAGGTGCGCATCAGCTACAACGACGCCGGCCAGCCGCGCATCTGGGGCGTGCCCGTGGTTCAGAGCATCGGTGTCACCGCCGACACGGTGGCCGTGGGCGCCTTTGCGCAGGCCTACACCATCTACAACCGCGAGGGCGTGGTGGTGGAGATGAGCGACAGCGACAGCGACAACTTCACCAAGAACCTCATCACGCTGCGCGCCGAGCGCCGGCTGGCCCTGGCCACCGAGCGCCCGGCCGCCTGCCGTGCCGGTGACCTGACGCCGGCCTGACCCGCCACGCAGGCACAGACGCCTGCACAACCCGCGGCCCCGCCCAACAAGCGGGGCCGTGCCTCATTCAGATGCCCAGGATCAAGTTCACCACCAACGGCGCCAACTCGCTCATCGGCGGGTTTGCGGCTGGCGATCTGCTCACTTGCAGCGCCGCCATGGCTGAACACCTGGTGCACCAGGCGCGCTGCGCCGTGTACGTGGAGCCGCAGGTCAAGCCTGCGGCTGAAGTTCCGCCGCCGGCGGCCAAGACCCGCAAGACCAAGGAGCCCAAGCCGTGATCGAACTGCAGCACACCTTCAATGGCCTGTCGCCGGGGATCTACGATCTGGGTGTCGCCGAGAACGCGCGGCTGGTTGCGATCGGCCTGGCGCGGCTGTACACGCCGGGACAGGAAAAGGACACGTTTCTGCTTTCCTCCGCCCAGGTGCAGGCGGTGCAGGCGCTGGTGTCAAAGGATGGGAACGGAGCGGCGCGTCGCCGCATCGTTTTGTTCGGGGACTCGCAGACGGAGAACAACCAGGATCTGGGGTCGTTCAACTTCAGTGCCCTGACGCAGACAGGCGGCGTCGCCACGCTGGTGGGCCTGACCTCGCAGACCGGACAACTGATCAAGGTCGGCCGCGTCGCCGAAGCGGGGTACTTCGGCAAGCATCAGATCACCACGGTGGGCGGCGCGGCGACCTTCCCGGTGCCTGCCAACACCCCGTCGCCGGCCAGCTCG